TCTAGGTAGTACTCATCCCATGTTGTGTACTCAACGTCATTGTCTAAAGAGCCTGGTCTATGCTCCAACAATGAAGTGTCCATGTCGCCTTTGGTGGTTGTGATAATCAATTTGAACTCCTGATTAACGCTGCTGTTGAAGTATTGGCTGGCATTGTAATTGTGAAATTTGCAGATGTCTTGTCAGATCCAAAATCTATTACACAAATTGATTTATTGCCTTTGCTGGCGTTGTAAATCAAAGCACATCGTGACGTAACTGCAGCATTGAATACTACATTGCTAAAGTTAACATATGCTACATAGCCAGAGGTGTTGATTGTGACTCCAGTCATTACTACCCCGCCGGCCGTATAGCCTGTTCCAGACACTTCATTTGTACTCGAATATACTGTTGTAGCATATCCCAAGCTGGCATTACCCGTATACAAAGCTATCTTAATGGTATCCGTTAAAAGGTTATGGACAGCCTGGTAGAGCTCAGCCTTGAAACTTGTGGTTTGGGTCTGAATAATACTCATACGACAGGCTGCCTATACTGTCCATCACGATATGCATCCATACGGAGTTTGCCATCTCCCAAATTCTTGAGGGATGCCATGGCCTCTGTATACCGACCTTTGTATAAAGCAATCATGTCCGCATCAGCTTTGATGTATGTTGCAGCCTCAAACAACGTACCATTCAATATGGCTGAATCAAAGTTATCACCCAACCAAGTCTCACCATTTGAATTATTAATTGATGCTACAGTTAATACAAGACCACTTCCATTCGTTATGACGGCAGATAGAGTATCTCCCAAAGCAAAGTAACAACCTTTTCCAATAAGAGTTACAGAAGTGACCACCCCACCGCTAACAACAATAGTAGCAGTAGCGCTATTGCCAGTCCCGCCAGTAAGAGCAACATTGTAATAAGTGCCATCTGTATACCCGCTTCCTGCGTTTGTAATCGTTAAAGATCCTATCGCCGCTTGAATTATTGAAGTTGGATAATAATAATAATGAAGTTCTGCTGTATAAGTTGTGTTAGGTGTTGGCCCTAAGATTATAGTTAAAGCTGATTCATTGCCAGACTGAGGTCCAAAAATAGCATAGTGCTTAGGCTGCCCAGTTACCGCTGTATTAGGATAGGCTTCCCGAATAAAGTTAACGTCTTTATTCAATAAAAATAGGTAACTATTTGTCCCGCCAGGAGGAGCTGGATAACCAGAAGTAGGGTAAATAGCTAAAGAGTAAGTCGATAGAAAGTCAGTTGGTAAAGATAAGTACTGATTACTGGGAGTGATTGAACCGGTAACATTCTTGCGTAAACTGGGTAGCTGGACTGTATTGTATATTTTCTGTTCCGCCTGCTCAATCATACGATTGAGGTCAAGCGTCGGGAAATTATTCTCGATGTAATCGTTTACAGCAGTAACCAATTCACTGTAGTACATATTAAGCCATTGGCCCTCTTGCGATTCTTCCGCGCTCAGCAGCACCATTACCCCTGGTTTCTTCACCAGTAGACTTAACCTCATCCATATTGCCAATAGAAACCCCGCCATTCAATGGAGTCCAGTTGTGGCGAGTAGGCATTTTGACAGCCAAGCCAATGTCTGGATGGTCAGGATTGTTTTCAATAGCGCTGGCATTGAACTTCTTGCCATTCATGTGATGTGGCTCAGCATACTCTGATGCATAACCATTACTTACATTCTTGGCGTGATGAATAGCTGGGCTATTCTTATTTGTAGGCTTCATTTGAGTAGGCATTATCGACCCCTTTGATTATTCGCTCTGGCCATATTACGGCCTTGCACCTTCATAGATTCACCTGATACACCAGCAATACCGCCTTTGGCAAGTTTACTAACTTTGCCATGATGCATCTTCTTTTCATGCTTGTGTACTTCTACGTCAGCAATGTGTTTAACTGTTTTCTTGTCCATATCAACTCCTAAGAAATAGTCACCGTTCCAACATACGTTGTCGCTATCAAATTGTTCGGTGTTAACCCGCTATCATTTAATGACGACCCACCAATAGGATTCCAGCCCCATTGCGTATCCCGTGAACCTCCACCAGGATAACCCAAAATATCCAATCCAGAAGCCTCATACGAAAGATCTGGCCTAGGTTGACGAACCGCTTGTGGATCATCAACAGGAAACATGCCCAATTGCAACTGTGGCTGATCTGGGTCCCAGCATTCATCGCATACTTTCAGTTGATATAGTTTAGTCTTTATGACCTCAAACTTCAACTGTTTTAGCTTGTACCTTTGCCCACATCGATCACATTCGGCAATCGAATACTTGCCAGAAGCGAAGCGATTACCCATTAAGGACTACCCCCGCCAATAAACTGCTGTCTTGGTACAAACCGAATGGCTGCTTTTTCTCGATCTTCACCAGCGGCTAAGTTAAATTGTTCATCATATTGCGCTTTTAGCATGTCAATCCTAGGAGCCAGCTCAGGGACTTTGGTTGCTATGTGATAGGCTAGGCCAGCAGCCAATGAGGGTAGGAACCTGAAATTCATGTCCGAGGTACTTACACCACCACCTGCATCTTGAACCCTTCTAAGGCGCCAATAAACAAATGTATAAGTCTGAGACCCGTCTGGAGTAGGCCAAACAGTGACTGCTGGTAGTTGAGCTACATTAATTGCTGCATTGGCGGCATGTGTAGCTGCCGTTGTATTGTTTTGTCCACGAGAACAGTTAATTAACTGGTTACCAGATATGTATTGATAGTAAATGGTCTCGCTGTCTATGGTAATGTAGCCTTGGGCAGCTAAATTTACCGTAGAACTGATGGTAATTGTGGTATCTGTAGTGCCTATTGACAAAGAAAGGGTAACTGCCACACCCGTTTGATCATATAAAGGGTTAGATTCACCAGATAAACGCTGCACCCACACCTGAATTGGTCTGGATTGAGTTAATTTGTTAGGAATCGTAGCATAAGTTGATACGCTAATCCTGGTAATCGTCAGATCTGATTGATTACTTGTACTGTTTGCATTGGTTCTAATGACATGGTCTAACAAATCAATGGTATCTGTAGGCAAAGGGTAGGTGTTTAGCCCCTGAGTCAAGGTAAAAGAACCCTGCTCAATTGTCCACATGTTAATACCACGATTTTGCCACTCAATAGTCATTAGGTTCATTGATCTGCGAGCTGTTCGCAAGTCATAACCTGTTCTCATTTCCCTACCGGCACGCTCCCACGCCTCTTCAGCCACCTCGGTGAAGTCCATGTCAAACGATGTTGTGCCTGATGTACTCATTTTTTGGCTGTTTTAGCAGACTTAATAAAAGCTTGTTTTGTTGGAGCACCCTTAGTGCCGGGTTTACGCATACGCTCAACAGGTTTACCCTCTGCCTTTTCACGTTTAATGCGCTCTTTCTTCTTGTGAATGTTGGCATACAAGCCAATCTCACCACCCTCATCAAATTGTTTTGAAAAGTTCACTCCAAATCCCGTGCCCCTACCCGTCAATCCACTACCTTTGGCGTTAGATATATTGGTGTCCAAGTATGCTTGTATGTTTGAAGTGGGACTTAGAGGTTTATTTAAACTGAATCTACCCCCTAAACCCTGATAATTTTTGGCTAAAGCAAGATACTTTGGATCGTAATTTAACGACATATCTGGCAAATCTTTATTAGACTGCTGAGGTGCCTGCATATTTACATATTTACTCCGCTGATATTCATCTTCAGGAATAAATTTAGATTCATCTTTGGCTATTGGACCGTCATCAGCTTGAACCAATCCTTCTTCTGCAAACTTCTTTATCTTGCCGCCCTTGCGAAATTGCTTAAAGTCCGTGTCATCACGGCGCTTTTTCACTTTCGCTTTGGGCATTTTGGATGGGTTAATAGCACCCATTCCACGGCTAGACATCATAGCATTCTACCCTTGGTGTGACCCTTAGTAGCACAGCCGTCAGCACGTTTAGATGCAGACGTTTTGCCTCCTTTGGAAAACCTAGATCCAGGATATGAACTGCTTAAAGGACTTGGGTTATATGGTTTTTTAGGAGCTGATTGAGTAGCCCTTGGTGCCAATGGGCTAGTACTCTTTCTGCCTCTAGTTACGCCTTTTTCTAAATCTGCAAATCTTGCCGCTTCGTTTTCAGCATTTGATTTCAAAGCTTTAATGGCTAATTCTGAAGTGTCAGAAGGAGCATTACGCAACATTTCTTGATACGTCGATGGGCCAGAAGAAGTGCCGCGTCTTTGGGCGTTTAGATAATCTCGTAAATTATCAAACCCAGATGAGGCCAATTGCTCTTTGGTAACGATGACTTTTTTAGCTGATGGCGTAGCTACAGACGTTTTTTCAATAACGTTTTGCGGGGGTTCATCAGTTACATTTCGTTGTTCCGTGTCATGCATGTACGACTCTGCATCTGGATCAACAAAAGAATCGTCTGTACCGTCGTAATGTTTGACTTTACGCTTGGCCATAATAGCTCCTACTTGTGGTGCTTGTGATGAACTTTACCACCATGTTTGTATTTCTGGTGATCGTGTAAATGCTCTACAGTGTCATGATGAAGTTCATGGCTTGCAGCGTGTTCTTTAAAATGATGATGATGATGAACATGTCCACCAGCTTCATGCTCTTTTAAATGCTCATGATGCATCTTATGCTCATGGGGATGCTCATGTCCGTGTGGATGAGCGGGTACTTCGTGATGTGATTTCATAATAGTTCCTTAGCAAATTCTGCCGCCACGTTTCTTAGCGTTGACAATAGGACCGTCACCAATGACGTTACCATGCATTTTGGGCATCATGGCACGAGTATGACCTTTTTCTTGGATAGCGTGTTCGCCATGCTTCTTATTGCCATGACGCAAGTCGCCGCCTTTTTCCATATGACTTGGCTCCATGCGAACGTCGCCGCCTTTAGCATAGTGATGGGTTTTACCACCATGCTTCAACATCTTTTCGCCCATGTCTTTAGAATGAGGTTCACCCTTTTCCATGGTTTTTCCGCCGGCCTTCATGGCCATTTTAAGATGGTGATGAGCCATCTTCATGTGATGCTCATGGCCTTCTTCAGCTTTGCCACCGTGCTTCATGCCAGGAGCAACTGGCATAGCCATAGGGGCGCGACGGGCCATAGGACGAGCAGGCATAGAACGGGCCATCATAGGATTCATTCCGCCAACAGCCATCTTCTTAGTATGACCGCCACGCTTCATGGCCTTGGCTTCATGCTCCTCTTCGCTTGCGAGTTTGCGTAGTTCTCTAGCCTGATGCATTTCATGTGCTTTATCTGATTTCATTTCTCCACCCCTTGAAAATTTTTTGCCTTTATCGGCGTTGCTAAAATCTTGTCCCACTGATTGTGGAACCCCTACCTTCTTTGCAAACGCCTTGTTATGGGCAATTGCTTCCATAAAATTGTGCTGTTTCTTACTAGCACTAGGCATCACACTACCCTACCTTTTGTATGTCCACGGATTGCACATCCATCAGCACAATTCCAAGCCCGAAGGCTCTTGTTAATCCTGCTGTTTGGATCGTGTGCCGTCTTTGCCGATGTCAACTTCTTCTTGG